AAATATAGCATCTATCTTTATCATGAAAATTATTAGCAATTTCTGGTTTAGTATATATTACTAATCTATTCATATATTCTTGACCTGCAGCAATTATTTCTCCATCAGTTGATAATGGTTGATAATATAAATTATATTCTGTAGGTTCTGAATAAACTATCTTATCTCTTTCTAAAGCAATTATTTGATTACATAAATAAACTTTTCTTTTATTTCTCATTAAGTGATTCATTCTTTAATCAACTCCTTGTGCTAAAGGTATTATTTTTCTTGTTAATGATAATGGATAATCAGAAGCGTTATCATAATTTCTACTTACTCCACCTTCACTATGAGAACTTTCTCCCTCAGCACCATATTTTGCAATAGAACTTATTGCTAATCTTACAATTAAACTTGCATATATTTCTTCAAAAGGTTCTTCATCAGTAGGAGTATAATGTCTGTCATTATAATATTCTAATAATGCTGCTTGAATTTCATCTTCTGCATCATCATCAGATATATTTAAACCTTTAGTAGTTGCTTTTTCTTTTAATTTTTCAACTAAAGCTAATACTTTTTCATTATTTTCAAAATTCATTGTACTCCTCCTAAAAATTACTCCTCAAATAACTTATTTGTTCTTGAATTTTTTTCTTTTTTACTACCGTTTTGTAATTTATATGCTTCTTCATTTGAAATAGAATATAATTCTTCATTTAATTCTGGTGTTATTTCTATTTTGTTATCTGTTGGTTGAATATCATATTCATTTCCGTTTTTTGATATAATTACTTCAACTATTTTGTTAGCAAAAGGTCTAACATAAACTTTATTTTTATATCTAAATAACATATTATTTTCCTTTCTTGGTTTTAGATTTAAAACCATATTTTTCATTTATTTTCTTTTCTTCGTTATCTTCTTTTATTTCTTTTTTTATAGAAGAAGAGGCTACTTCTTTGGCAGCCTCCTTTTCTTCGGAAGCTATGTGATAACCAAGATTTTTATATTGTTCTTCAAAAGTTCTTTGTGAAACAATTAATTTTGAATCATCTTTTATTATTGTTATCATTTTTTGCTCCTTTCTTTATTATAGAGAACTTGGTTTTGTATCTACAATAAATACTCCATCAGCTTTTTCAAATGATGGTAAAGCAACCATTGTTACTTTTGTTTCAACATTTACTGGATCTTCAATTGCAAATGTTGTAACAGCAATTCCTTGATTTACTAATGCTACTTCTGCTTTTGTAGCTCCATTCATTAAATCACTCTCTTCTGGTGTTACTCCAATATGTGTTTGTCCTAATTCACCTTCTGGCATTAAAACAAATACATCATCTGCAAAGTAAGTTACAAAGTTTCCTGTTGATTCATCAATATAACCATCATCATTTACATATATAACAATATTAGCTTCTTTTTCTATAAATCTTTTAACTTCTTCTGATGTTACATAAACATCTCCATTAGCCATTGCATATATTCTCTTTGAAATATTTGTATTTGCTGTTAATGATTCTAACAAGTTTGAATTACACATTGCTCTTGTTAATTTATATCCTGCTCTTCTTGCTATTTTTTTGATATCGTTAATATCTTTTATAATATTAGCACTTGCAGAACTCCATGCTGTTTCAACTGTTACTTTATTTCCTTCTGGCATACCGTAATCATATTCGTATGATTGACCGTTGCTTGACATTACAATAGAACCAGTTGTAAGCATTTGCATTCTCATTCTTTCAATTGTTTCATAAGCTGCTGTTATTAATTTAATTTGATCGTTAAATATATTTACAACTATTTGATTAATAATATTTTCATTTTGTGTTTGCATTAAAGTATTAAGTTGTTGTCTTAATTTTTCATCAATTACCATTGATTCTTTAAAGAAAGGCATTTCTGCTTTGTATTTATCAATACCTTGTCTATCTCTACGAATAGCTTTTGAATCATAAGCTGATAATCTTAATCCTACTGGTTGATTATTAGCACCTTTTATCCAATCTATTTCACAACCAATTTCTTTTTTATATGGGAATAATTGATCCCCTACTGTATAAGTATTTAAATTTTTTTCTAACCAATAAGCAACCATATTGTTACTTGTTACTAATTCATATAAACTTTTTGCCATGACTAAATTTCACTCCCTTCTACAAAGATTATTCTTGATAATGCTGAAACAACATCACTTGTAATTAAAGCTCTTGTTGTAGAATCTACTTTTAATTTATCTACACAACCAGCTAAAACGATAGTTGCATTGTTTGCACCAGCTGTTACATCAACATCATGTAATAATATTGCTTTTGCTGTATTATCATTAACTTTTGTAAAAGCTGTACCTCTCTTTGTTATATCTCCAGTTAAAGGAGTTCCTGCTTTTAAAATTTTCTTTCCATTACTATCAGCATCAACACCTGTATTTGTTACTTGTGCTGGTAATGTTACTAAATAGCTATTGTTTGCTATTAAAATATGTTTTTCAACATTGTATTCTTCTTTATTTACCATGTTTGCCATTTTTTAATTACTTCCTTTCAAAAAAATTTTTTTCACCCTTTATTTCTACTTTTGTAGATTGAGCTAATTGTTTTCCAAAAGAGCCTTTTTCATCTCCGCTGTTTCCATCTGTATCTTGTCCTTCTTTAAAAGAACCCATTTTTCCAAGTTTGTTCTTTATGGCTTCAGACTTTCCACTTTCATAAGCATTTGCTACTATTTTAGAAATATACTTACTTATACTATCAGTTTTATTACTATCTTCAAAAGATATAGATGTAATAAAATCTTCAAATTCTTTGTCGCCATCTTTTATACCAGCTTTTATTTTAGTTTCTGCTAAACCACTAATAGCTTTTTCTTTGCTTAATGATTTATCTCTTTCAGCTAATTGTTTCTTTAAATCTTCAATTTGTTTAAGAGTTTCATCATTTTCAGCTTTTTTCTTTTCATCATCTGTCATTTTGTTTTTTAATTCAGCTTGTAATTGTGCGATTTTTTCATTAAGTTCTTTCTTTTCAGCATTTGCTTTTCCAGTATTAGTATAATCACCACTATCTAAGACTTGTTTTTTGAAGAAATCTTGTACTTCTTCTTTAGTCATATTTTCTTTATATGACTCTCCCATAAGTTCTTTTAAATCCATGTTTTTACCTTTCTTTCAGTAGAGTTTTATAGCACTTCACTGTGCAATACCTATCTACAAATATAGCCATTGTAGAACTGGCAATTTATATTATTCTTCAACTGTTGCATTATTTGCATTAGTTGAATTATTAATATCTTTATTATTATTTTGATTATTATTTATTATTTGTTTTGATTGTGCTTGTTTCTTCTTCTTATAATCTTCTGCTCTAGTCACTACTCCTTGTATATCTGTTGTCATGTCTGCCATTGCTAATGCATCTTCTGGAGCAATTTCTCCACTTGATATAAGTGTATTAAAGCTTTGTGATTTTGTTTGAATATTGTCATTTTTGTTTCTAGGTAATTTAATATCTATATCTTCTAATTTAAAATTCTTAGAAACTAAATTTAATAATTTCAATATTTCTATTGCTACACCTAATTGTTTTTTCTTAGCAATTTTAAAATAACTTTCTTTAATTCTTGCAACTATTTCTATATCTGCCCAACCATCACGAAGTTTTACAGCATCACCTGTATCTCCTCCGCCACCAGAACGTGTTTTTCTATCTGGAATACCTGTTACAAATTTATATAATTCTTCAAAGTATTCTCTTAAATTTTTCATACCATTACTATCTAACTGTTGATATATAAATTTTGCATCTACATTCATCCCTGGTTGTCCTATAAGCTGCAATATTCTATTTTTTCTTACTTTTTCTGTTTCATCTTTTTTCAATTCAGCATTCATTATTACTAATAATGATTTTATAACATTATCAACATCTGTTAAACTATCATTTGAAAGTAAATTTAATGCCTTAGAAATATCTATTGCAAGTTCAAAATCACCTTGCATAAATTGATTATTTTTTATTAATTGAATAGGATTTAATCCAATTGGATTTATATCATGATCTATTATTTTTGCATTATTATTATAATTTCCTTGTCCATCACATTCTAATATAAATGTTTCATTATCAGTATAACAATAAAATGTTGTTTTGTTCTTTTCTTTAGAACTAAAATATGTTACAGATAATGTTGTTGGATTTCCTAATTTAGGAGAACATACTACAAATGTTGTTCTTGGATCTAATGCTAATGGAATTATTGGATAATCTGGCATATAATCACTATATAATTCTTCTGTTGGAAATGTTCCAAAATACGCCATACCTGTTATACTAGCAAATGTTCCACTTTCATTATCTATTGTTTCTGAATTTTCATAATTCATTACATCTGTTAATTTTTCAATATCTTTTAAGTATCTTCCTTTTCTTTGTGTTATTTGAGCTCCTTGTGAATAAGTATACCCTACAATTGTTCTAACAGCTGCATAATTATAATTTACAACTAAATCTCCTTCTTGTGCAAAATATGTGCTTAAATTGGTTTCTTTTTTATCTTGATTTATTCCATCATAAATATTTATTAATTTTTCACAGTCAATTTTGTTGGCTGTATGAGTAGTCCAAGCCTTCATAATTACATCTTTTATAGTATTAATATTTACTTCTTCATCTACAATTATTAATTTTCTACCCTTACCTAAACTCAATTTTTCCACCTCTTACAACAAAAAATAAAAGTCAACAATAGTTACCTATCATTGGCTTCAAGAGCTCTAAATAATTTCTTTTCTAATTCAAATTCTTTTTTACATCTAGGACACCAAAAGAAAATCCCACTAGGATTTGCATTTTCTGCCATTGTACAAATCATTTTTCCACATTTTGGACACCTAATATTAATTCTTTTTGCTATTATCATAAGTTTCTCCTATTTTTAGCATAACATAACGCACAAAAAAAGTCAACTTTTTTCATAAAAAAAATATCGCTTTATGTTACATAAAACGATATTATATTTTACTATTATTGGAGTTAAAACACTTTTATAAAAGTATTTGTATAAACTATACCATATTTTATATTATTTGTCAACTAAATCCCTAACATTTCTCTACTTATGCTACTTGTTGCTTTTCCATAATTTGTTTTAGCTCCTAATACATTACTTCCTAGCATAGATAATGAATCACAAAAATCATCATGTTGTTTCTTTCTTATATTTTTTGCTGTACTTTGATTAAATTTAAACAATTCATTTAAAGCCTCATTAAATTCTGTATCTTCTTTTATACTTTCTCTTGTAGGTATAATTAATCTATAATCAGAACTATCACTTCCTTTTATAAATCCTTGTTGTGCCAATATTCTGTCTGTTTTTGTTTTATTGGTTGGGGATTTTTTTGATGTTACATAACAGTCATTATATCTTTTTTCTTTTAATTGTTTTTCTACTTCATCTGCATACATATCTCCACCATTATTAGCTTCAAAACATATATAAGTTATATGATATTGTATTATATAATTAACTACTTTAGGTATCGTTTCTTCTTTTGTTCCTTTTGTAAATAATACTTTTTTTAAATAGCAATCTCCATTTTTGTATTCATCAATTATAGGCATTGATAAATGATCCTCTCCACCCCATGCAACATCACAAGATGCTACTGTTCTTTCATATTCTTCTTCATTTTTTTTGTAAGAACTTAAATCAAATTTTTTAAATTCATTTTCAAAAAATAATATTCCTTCTCTTTCTATTGGCTCTTGTTGTATTAAACAACTAAATGATACTGGATCCATTAAATCTCTATCTTCATGAAACATTTTTGTTGTTATCGCAAATCCATATTTATAATTAAAATTACTTTCATCGTTTTCATTTAAACCAGGCACTTTTATTACTATTACCCTTTCAGGCTCATGCTCTTGATAATATGCAATCGTCCTTGATAATGGATCGTTTATACTAAACATTGTTCCTACCAATAGCATTTTACATTTACCTTGCATTCTTTTCTTTATAGTTCCAGTAAACTCTATCCATTTTTTATCCATTAAATCTTTATTACTAGCTTCTTCTATATCTTTTACTAAATCATCTGCATATAATATGTTATGTGCTCTTGTACGCCCTGTTACACTTCCATCGAATCCTACACAATATAAACTATATTCACTATGTGGTTTCTTTCTATTCTCTTCATCTGTATAATCTAATGACATTGTTTCGGCACTTCTATATAATTCTCTTAATTTTGGAAATATATTGGCATAATTTCCATTATCATCTTTTATTAATGCATCTATTCCGTTAAAAAACTTATCTTTCGCTATTGCAGCACTATATGAAATCATCATATTTGGTAATCCGTGGATTTTTTCCTATCGCCCAACTCATAAATCTCTTTGATAGTTCCGTTTTACCCGTTCCTTGCGGCATACTTAGCGTCATTATTGGTCTGTCTGTCCTATAATAAAATTTGCTCATTTCTTTTGCAATTCTATTTAGAACACTTGTTCTCGGTGCTATAAATTGTTTTTCTGGTGCTATTCCAAATTCCATTGCAGGTAAATAATATTCAAATAAATATCTCGCCAAATAATAATATGTTTCTCTCATTGCTTTATATAATTTCTGTTGTTTTTCTAAATCTTTTTCTTCTTTTATTGCTTCATTTATATTTAAAGCTATTGCTATCCCTATTTGTATGCTTTCACTATATTCTAATCTCTTTTCTGTATAATTATATCTTACTTTCTCTATCTTATCTCTATCTTCAATTAAAGATGTATCATATCTTAATATATTTAATATTAAAACTCTGTCTGTCTGCTTTAATTCTGTGTTCTCTAAGTTATATCTTATTTTTCTTATTTCCGCTTCTTTTTGCGAATAATCTATATTTTCTTCCACTTTGTTTCTCCTTTTTTAGAAAAATAGGGCTATACTGTACATAGCACAGCCCCGCAAAAGATGATTCTTTTTCTTATATGAGGGTTAGGATTTGCACCTAACATGAGCCAGTTCCCTAAACTGGAGCACCTTGTGCGCTACTCACAAGGGCGTGTGACCTGGTTTCACTCCGAAACTCAACCGACAGTGCCTCATCAGCCAACCTGCCATAAAGCGTCTACTATTGAATAGGACTTGCTTTCCTATCCTTTACCGCATCGATGAATTACACATCTTATCGTCTATTCCGCCACCTCATATTTTAACATGATAAATATATATAATCGGCTTATATGTACTTATCAAGAAACTCCTTCTACTTCTTGGTAGATGAGTTTTTTAGTCTATTCTTGGTATGTGATTTTCTATTTTGTCTACTAACCAATCCCAACTTCCTGTTTCATATTTTTTTTTATTTTCTTCTGCCATTATTTTTCCCATTATTTCATAATATGTTTCTAATATCGATTTTCCATGTACTCCTATAAAATCTGCTACTATTTCATTGTCCCAAAATACTTGTAACATTCCATAGCTTAATTCGTATGCATGTGTTATCTCATGCATTAATATTGTTCTTATTAAACTTTCATCTGAATCAAACACTTCTTTTTGTACATATATCTTCGCTTCGTTATAATGTGTTACTGACATCCTATAATCATTTTCTTCCATTTTTAAATTTTCATCATTGTATTCTACTATTTCTATTGTCCATTCTATGTTATTTACTTTAAATTTTATCTCTTTCATATTTTCCCTCCAAAAATTTTATCTGCCAATTGCTTATATTCTTTATCATTTTTACATTGCTTGTATTCATCTATATATTTCTCAAAATGATATTTATTTAAAAATTTTGCATTAGCAGGTTGATTATCTTCAATATATCCTAATTCCCAAAATTTTCTTAACATTCCAGTTTTTTTTATTTTTCCATCTTTAAACGTTATTTTTAATATATCATTCGGTATTTTAGTCCCACCTTGTACACCATCTTTCCATTTTATTTCTTGCATATTATATCTCCTTTATCATTATATTTTCATATTCTCTCCTTTATTATCTTTATTATTATCTCATTTACACTTTTCTTCTCTTTCTCTGATATCTCTTTTAATCTCGCATTTATCTCCTTCGGTATTCTTATACTCCTCTTTATTTTATTTGGATTCTCCATCTCTCTTTCCTCTCTCTTTTATTTTATTCTTTATTAATATCGTTATCCCTTCTATTGTCATTAGTCCTATCGCTCCATATATTATCCCTAATATAAATATTCTTATTATTATCTCTCCTAACATTTCTTCTCGCTCCCTTCTTTCTCTATATTATATAAATCTATTATCATATAATTCGCTTCCCCTGTTTCATACCTTCTCTTTGTCCTCTCTCCTATTCTTTTTAATATCTCTTTCGCTCTTTCTTCACTTTCATATCTCTCTATTACTATCGTTTCTTGCTTCTCATTTATTCCAACTAAACAATTGTTTATTACTTTTATGCTTAACCTACTTGCATTTATTATCTCCCACTCTTTATTTATTATCGTTATCTCCACTTTTTTCCTCCTTTTACTTCCTTAAATTCCTTATTATCTCTATTAACTTCTCTTCACTTATCTGCTTTATGTCTTTGTAATGATTCTTTATCTCCCCTCTTCGCCTTTTCTTCTCTACTTCTTCTATGTAATATCCTATCTCCCTCTTGTTTTTTATCTTTATTCCTGTCCTCTCTATTTTCTTATTAGTCCTATTTATCATCGTCTTTATCGCTATTCTATTACTTTTATCTGCCTCTTCTTCATATACCTCCCTTATTATCTCCTCTACTCTTTTTACTTTTCCTACTTCTTCAATTAAATACTCTACTAATCTCCTCTCATGCTTTCCTAATCCTATCCCTTCTATTCTCCTCTTTATCTTCTTTTTTTCTCCTTCCATTTCTTTCTCCTTTATTCCTATTATACTCTTGTGGTGGCTTTTTGTCAAGTGGTGGCATACGCGAAATTGTTTAGTTGCTTGAGGGGTTGATTCCGGGCTGGTGGGGGTGGTGTGTAAAATAGGGGTTGGGTATGTCGTTTTTTTATTATTTCGCTTTTATGTATTATAATATCATTAATTTTGTTGTAATATATTTGTAATATAATTGTAACATAATTGTAATATAAAAAGTATTGACATATTTTTAAATTAATGTTATAATAATAGTATAATAAATAAATGGAGGTGTTAAACAATGAATAAAATATTTAAAGAGGTATTATTGTTTACAATTATTTTTATAATTTTATTAGTTGCTTTCAATATTTGGTTAGTTAATGAACAATCAAAAGGAAAGGAAACATTTGACGGTTACACATCAGAACAATGTTATAACTATTATTTAGAACTAAAAAATAATTAAAAAATAATTAAAAAATTATTAAAAAAGTATTGACATATTTTTAAATTAATGATACAATATAATCAAAGTTAAGGATGAAGCGGATCAGTGTTGCAAATGGTGTTATTGGTAAAAGTAGAAAAAGCCCAACACTTCGCCGATATCTTAAAAAAATATTATTATATGGAGGTAAAAAAATATGAAATTTTATTGTAATTTAAAAGAATTAAACGAAGAGGAAAAGAAAAGGAACAAGATAAGTTATAGAAGACTTATTGAAAGAATAGGAGATGTCTGGTTATTTAACAACGCCCCAAAACTTAGTAATTACGATTTTAAATATGAAGTAAATTCAGATTATAATGAAAAAGAAGATGAATATATTGACATATATCAATATTATTTAATAGATATAAACAACTATATGATAGAAAGATTAAATGATATAAATTGTAAAGATGTTATAATTGCATACAGTCCAACGCTTGAACAATATGTATTGATGGTTGATCACTTTGGCACTTCTTGGGATTATGTTATGACAGACTTTGAACCTACTGACAATTATGACGAAGCGGATTTGTAAAAAGGAGGTGTAATTGATGGCATTACAAGATAACTTCAATGCAATTTATAACAAAACAGAACAAAACAAACAACAAAGAGAATTACAAAAACAACAAAATAAAACATTCGAAATATATTTACAAGAAGAATTGCAAAAAGCTATTGAATCATATTGCGAAGAAAACAACAAAAACAATTTATATTTATTAAAAACAAAGCATCAAATAATAAACGATATTTTATATTATAATAATTTCAAAGTATATAAAAATAGCAAATATAAAGATATACAAAATATAAAAAATTATTTAAGTTCTATATATGACAAAACAGTTAATAAAGTACTAAAAATATATAAAATAATAGACAAAGAACACGACGAAGCGGAACAAATACAAAATATATTGATAACAGATCAAAACAACAATACAGAAACAACAGAAAACAAAAAGACAATAGACAAAGAAAATATTAAAAATGTATCACTAATAATATTATTATTAATATTAACGCCTTTGATTTTAACAATAGGATTTTTAAAAGGATTATGTAAAAGTAAATAAAATATACAACTAATAACCTTTTTAGTTATAAAATGAAGCGGTTTAAATACCGCTTTTTTATTGTCTTTTAATACTTTTATATTATAATTTTATGTATACCATTATATAACGCTTTAAAATCAATTTTAAGGCGTTTTTATTTTAAGGCATATACTTATATTATTTTATATATTGCTTTTAAATTTACCTATATTATGTAAAAATTAGCCCTATAAAATATTAAAATACTTATTGTGCAGATTTTAAAAGTTGCGTGAAATATGTATTTTTTGCACTTTTTTTTAAATTATATAAATAAAATGTATTTTTCCAGAAACTCGATCGACTTTTTTTGAAAACAGTTTTTTTTGATTTTTTTTCAAAACTCGATCGGCTTTTTTATAAAAAAAAGAGATAACAATTCCTACAAAAAGTTATCTCTTTTTCTTACTTAAATCATATAAGAAAAATTATTAATTGGATAAATTTATTATAACAAACTTATTATAACATTTTTCCAAATAAAATGTCAAGTAAGAAGCGGAATTTTTATACTAAGATTCCTCAATATTATTTTCTTTAATTTCAACTACTTCTTTATCTGGTGCATCAGGTAATGCCGACAAAATATCTTGCGTATTATCTGGAACATCAGCTTTAGGACTTACAGCCGCTTCTATTTGTTGAACATCTTTCATTCCATAAAAATTCTTAGAACGGAATATATAAACAGCGGAATTTTGTTTGCCGATTTTGGGCGAAAGTCGCGTCATAATTGGCAATCATGTCCTTCGTTTTTTTTATGATGTCCATGAACTCAGGCTTAAATGTACCTCTATTAATTTCAAACAACGATCTTCTATCATAATCAAGAGCAATAGCTAAACCCTCAACGGTAGGATTAATTCCATATTCTGCATATATAGAAAAAAATTTTTGAATTCTCTCTTGTAATTCAGGAACAGTTTTAGGTTTACCAACTAAAGACATATCCCACAATTTAAGATTAATAGTATTAACAATTTTAGCGAATTCCATATCTTCTTTATTTTTAGGTCTATTATCTTGAATAGCCCCAATATTTCTTCTACCCATAGATAATTCTTTACTCATTAGTATCACCTCTCAATAAAATAATAGCAAAAAAGTAAAAAAAAAGCAAGTAAAAAAATACAATTTTTAATTCAGGGCAAGTTTAAAAAAAGCAATTTGCCCCGAAAAAAAGGCTATTTATGTAAACCATTAAGACAGCAAAGTATTGATTTAATTGAAAAAATATGTCTTAGGGCATTCAGGGCAAGTTTGGTGAAAAAAAAGTTTTTTATAATAATATAGTTAACATAATATATATAATATATATTTTACTATGTATTATTAAAAAAAATATGCCCTATTTGCCCTAAACACACATCAAAGTACTGAAAAATAAGGATTTTGTCAGGGCAAGTCCAGGGCAAATACAGGGTATTTTGGGGCAAATGCATCAAAAATCAGGGCAAATACGAAAAAGAAATAATTATGGAAACCGTTTATGTAATCTAAAATAAATCTAAATTATTTTTAAAAAATATATTGACAATCAAAAATAAAAATGATAATATAAAAATATTCCAATAAAAAAACAAGGAGGAAAATATGATTAGATGTGTGAGAAAAGCAACATCAACCTCAGATTCATTAGTAATAACAATACCAAAATACATAGTAGAACAATTGCAATTAAATGATAATCAAGAGGTAGATATTGAAATGAAAGGACAAAAGATAATAATAAACACAAATGTAAATAAACAATAAGGAGGATTAAATAAATGAGTATTGAAGATAAAAATACTTATTTAATTCCTATTATACGAGAATATGATGAAAGTAAACCAGTAAAATTAATATTTAATGAAACATTTGAGTATTTACAAGAAGGAAGTAATATTCCTTGGGTAGAATTTAATGGAAAAAAGACAGTATGTAATGCTATGATATTGTCTAATTGGTTGAAGTCAGGTGAATATAATGGGAAAAAGATTTTTAATTATATGATAGTAAAAAGTAGTGATGGAAGTAATAAATATAAAATATTTTTATATGCTAATGGTTATTATCATGAAATGTCACAAGATGAATTTAAAGGAGCTATTAGGAAATTTATACCACAATTATTGAGAAATAAAAAAATAGTTGATGAAGTTTATGCTGATTTAGTTAGTAATGATATTTTTATTGATGAAAGTTTAATTAATTCTGATGAAAGTATTATTAATTTTGAAGATGGTATTTTTGATTTAAGTACTAAAAAATTGTTGCCTCATAGTCCTAAGTATTTATCAACAATTCAAATACCAGCTAAATACAAGGAAATTCAAACTGCAAAAGATGATTGCCCTATTTTTGATAAGTATATTAATTTTCTTTGTAATGATGATTCTAATACTATTGAAATTCTTATGGAAATTATGGGATTATGTATTAGTAATGTTTATGGTTTTAGGACTAAGAAAGCTTTATTTTTAGTTGGTGATGGTGATAGTGGTAAATCTCAAATAAAAAAATTAGTTGAGGCTTTTTTAGGAACTAATAATTTTTCTACTATTGATTTAGAAGATTTGAATAAATCTTTTGGAAAATCTGCTATGTATGGTAAAAGATTAATAGGTTGTAATGATATGAGTTATCAAAATGTTACTGATATGAGTGTGTTTAAACAGGCGACCGGTGGAGATAATATCTCAATTGAGTTTAAATATGGTGCTAGAATTAATTATTTATATAAAGGATTTATGTGGTTTAATTGTAATGGATTACCTTCTTTTGGAGGAGATAAAGGAAAATGGGTTTATGATAGAATTTTACCTATTGCTTGTGTAAATGTTGTTCCTAAAGAAAAAAGAGATAAAAAACTTTTTGATAAAATGATGCTTGAAAAAAATACAATATTAAAAAAAGCATTACAAGCATTATATAGATTGATTGAACATAATTACGAGATTATTCCAACACAAAATATGGAAAAAACATTAGAAGATTATGAAGATAATAATAATACTTTACTTACTTTTATTAAAGATTGTTGCGAAGATGCTAGTAATACTTCTGTAAAAACAAAAAGAAATACATTTTTCAAGTGTTATGAGAGTTATTGTAAAACTAATAATGGTGGTAAAGGTCAATTAACATATACAAATGCTAAAAATTTATTAAAAGTAAAGTTTGGTGAGGAATTTCATAAAAGTAATGGTATATTTTATATGCAAAAATTAGCTATAAGACCTGAAACTCAAAAAGATTTAGGAATCTATGATGGAAATGAATATATTTAGAAAGGAAAAAATAATATGGTAACATTAACTTATAAAATAGCAAATGATGGTTTTATAAATTTATATGAAATAATAGATGGCAAAGAAAATTATTTAAGAGATTTTGTAAATAGAGAAAATTTATTGTTATATATAGAAAAGAATTATGATATAGTTAATTTAATAATTATTGAAAAAGGAGAGAAATAAGATGAGATTATGGCATTATCGGAATGTTAGATGTTTTGCCAAACAAAATGATTGTATCAGAGTGGCGAGAATGTTTAGCTATAAAAAGGCAATGGGAGAAAGGAACATTGAAACATAGATTAGTTAGTTATGTTATGGAGTATTCAAAAGAATATTTTTTGAATTATATGGAATTAGTTGTATTTTATATGGATATGCGAAATATAAAATTTAACAAAAAAATATTATAGTGAAATATTTGATTTTTGTGATAATGATATTGATTATGAAAATAGAAAATATCAAATATGTTATCCAGAACATAACGATAGATATTTAAGAGAATGTATTTATAACTTAGAGGAAAAAGCTACTCGTGGAATAATAAGCAAAGAAGAATGGCAAAAAATATATGATAAATATAAAAACAAATTTGATTTGTGGAAAGGAGAATAAAATATGAAAAAAGAAGAAAATAAAATAAAAAATAAAAAATATAAAAAATGTAAAATAGAATTTGTAGACGATTTAGAATCTAATATAAAGTTAAAAACATTAGTATTTAAACCTAGTAAAATGAAAGAAAAACAAGAATTAAGAAAAATGACAGAAGAATATATTGATAGATAGAAGGAGAATATGAATATGAAATTAAAAATAAATAATTATCAAATTGAAGGAGAACCAGAAGAAATATTAACATTTCTTTTAGGATATGAAATGAAAGAAGAATTTAAAAATCAAGTGAATCAAGAAATGAAAAATCAAGAAAATATAAATAATTTAATGAATAAATTGTTAGGAGAAGAATAATGGAATTAATAAATGAAGATTGTCAAGAAATATTATATCATATTCTTGAAAAATATAATCAAGATAAAATAATAATAGTTACTGATCCACCATTTAATATAGGTTATCATTACAATACTTATAAAGATAATCTTAATGAAGATGAATACTATGAAGGATTATGTTCTATTTTAGAAAATTATAAAAGTGTCGTCATCCATTATCCAGAACAATTATATAAAATAGCATTTCAGTTAGGATTATTTCCAAATAAAATAATAAGTTGGGTATATAATTCAAATACTGCGAAACAACATAGAGATATAGCTTTTTTTAGAATAAAACCAAATATGAATCAAGTAAAACAACCATATAAAAATCCTAATGATAAAAGAATAAAACAAAGAATTGCAGAAGGAAAAACAGGAGCTAAATTATATGATTGGTGGAATATTAATCAAGTAAAGAATGTAAGTAAAGATAAGACAGCTCATCCTTGTCAAATGCCGCTTCAAGTTATGGAAAATATAATTGGAATATTACCTTATGATTCAATTATAGTTGATCCTTTTATGGGAAGTGGTACAACAGGGATAGCAGTAAAGAACATGAATAAAAAGCAAAATTGTAATAGAAATTTTATAGGAATAGAAATAGATAAAGAATATTTTAATATAGCAAAGGAGAGAATAGAAAATGATGAGTGAAAAAGAAGAATTATTTAAATTAATGAAAGAGAATCCAAATTTACCAATAGTGTTTGAATGTGCTAGTGATGAATTATGCGATGGTTATTGTACTACTTTTTTTATGAATTTTAATTGTAGAATATGTGATATTTATGAAACAGAAGAATATATATTTGATGATATTATAGATGTTACTGAATATTATCAAAACATATACGAAGATGAATACGAAGATTTATCAAATGAAGAATTTGATAAAAAAATAAAAGAATTAGTAGATGAAACACCACATTATAAGGCTATTAGAGTATTTTGTAGTTAAGGAGAAATTATGAAAAAAGATAAAACTAAGCCAAGAATTATACAAACAGCATTTTATTATTGTTATAATTAATTTAATTATTTTTAAAATAATACTTGACAAAAATGTCAACTTGTGATAATATATAATCAAATCAAGAAAGGAGATTATATATTATGTTTGAAATAGTATTATTAAATAATAAAACTGGAGAGAGATTCACAAAACATTATGATAGTTATTATCTTTGGCAAAAGGCATTAAATAAGATAAAATATAGTAAAAAAATACAAATATTAAGTTATGGAAGGAATTATTAAGATGGAAAGAGTAAAAGAATTATTTGAACAGATAATAGCAGATAAAACATGTCCTATTTGTGGTAAATCTCATGATAGAAGAAGTGATTTTTGTTCTGAAAAATGTCATCAAAAATATTATTATGAAAAAAATAAAGAAAAATTATTAGAAAAGCATAAAAAATGGATTGAAGAAAACAGAGAAAAGCATAATAGTTATAGTAAAAGATGGCATGAAAAACATAAAAATTATAATAAACAATGGCATAAGATAAATAAAGATTATAATAAAGAATATTATGAGAAAAATAAAATAAATAAGGTAAATAAAAATGTATAAAGAATTAAAAGGAAAATGTAAAGAATATATAGAAAAGGAAAAATGTTTAGGGTGTGAACAACTTGCATACCCTGAATTTGAAGGAGATGACAATTGTCCTTATATTCAGGAAAGAGAACAATTAGAAGAAAATTATAAAAAATGGAGGATAAAATGAAATTCAATAATGGTTTAGAAATGAATATACAAAAGAGTTATTATAATAAAGCTATAAAAGGTAAAAACAATGTTTATGAGGTAGATACAAAACATGAATATCCACTTTATGAATTAAATATATACAAAAATTACAGAGATAAAAACACAAAAGAAGAATGTTTAGATCAGATAATATTAGATTTAGAAAGTACATTACATCAATTAGAAGAAATGAAATATAGAGGAGAAAGAGAAATATGAGTGAAGCAGATGAAATGTTTGAAAAATTAGGGTATAAGAAAGATTTGCATATAAACATGAAAGAGCAAGTATGGGGAGAATATTTTTATAATAAAAAATTAGATAGTTTAATTAGTTTTGATTATATAGATAAAGGATTATGTTGTTCAACAAAAGGTAAAAATGCGGAGCCTATATATATTGAAATGCAAGAACTACAAGCAATAAACGAAAAAGTAAAGGAGCTTAAATGGATATAAAAAAAATATGGAGAGAAATAGAAGGATTTGAAGGAAAATATATTATATCAAATTACGGAGAAGTAATTTCTTTACCAAGATTTAAACAAAACAATAGTAAATTGCAATATGTAGAGCCAAAAGAGATACCAGCACATATAGGGGCTAAAGGATACGTATATATAATGTTATATAAAAATGCTAAAAGTTATAATTTAAGGTTACATAGATTAGTTGCAAAAGCTTTTATACCAAATCCTGAAAATAAACCACAAATAAACCATTTAGATGGAAATAAAAAGAATAATAGAGTTGATAATCTTGAATGGTGTAATCAGAGTGAAAATGAAAAACACGCATATAGAATAGGTTTAGCTAAGCCAAGAGGGAAAGCGAGGAAATATAATGAGTGAAGAAGAAAAGAAAGCAATAGATGATTTTAAAAGTGAATATGATAGTTGTAATTATAATAATTCTGATTTAATTATAGAACTTGAATGTGCAAAAATATTATTAAATCTAATAAAAAAACAACAAAAAGAAATAAAAGATATGAGAAAAGAATTAGATTTAGACGAAGAAACTGAAATAGCACTTAATAATAGAATTATAGATTTAGAAAAAGAAATAGATAAACAAAACAAAGTAATAAAAGAATATGAAACATTATTAAAAAGACAAGAAAAATTAGAACAAGAAAAAGACATTTTAAAGAAACAGGGGTGGTTATAAATGAATGAAGAAGGAGAACCAGAACCAAATTTATTTGTAATTGAAAAAATTGAATTATTACAAGAATTATTAAAAGAAGGAGAGGATAAATAATGAATTTAGTTGAATTTGCAAAAAGTGAATTAGATATTATTTTAAACAAATGTGAAGATGATGAAGCAAAAGAAATGCAAGAAATTATAAATAAAGACATATTAGAAATTGTTACAATATTTTCTAAACAAGGACATAGTGGCTTTAGTGCCAATTATGCAATTAATATTATTACTAAATTATTAAAATATGAACCTATAACACCATTAACTGGAAAAGATGATGAATGGATTTTATTAAATTATGGAGATGAGATTAAGTATCAAAACAAAAGATGTTCACGAGTATTTAAAAATAAAGAAGGAAAAGCTTATGATATAGAAGGAAAAATATTTTCAGATGATAACGGGAAAAGTTGGTTTATTGAAGGTGGAGGTAAAAGTAAAACATATATTACATTTCCTTATACTCCAACAACAAAAAAAATACACATAGGAGGGGAAATATGAAAGTAAAATTAACAAAAATAAAAGGTGATTGGAATGAAGTTGTAAATCATGCAAGAATCACAGTAAATAAAAATGAATTAAATAAAGAACCAAGTGATGAATTTAAAAGAAAAATATTAAGAGCTGAACATTCACCAATAAGAAGTTTAATATTTTGTTTTAAAATCACAAATTTAAAAAGTTGGATCGCAACGCATTAACAAATAAGTGCCTTTATACAGTAATGTATATTGAAAAATTCCGTTAACTAGAAAATTCTAGGTGTGCAAATAACTTTTGGTTAAACAGGAAATGGTTTATTAATATTTGTGCTAACTGGGAAAGCCTAAGTCAATAAATATGATAAGGTAATCCAGTGCTATTTATAATGAAAGGAAATAAAATGGATTTATCTGGGAAAATTTATCAAAATAATGTTGGATTAAAATTTAAAGTATTAAGTCAAAATAGAAAAATAAAAACAGAAACATATTATAATATTAAATTTTTAAAAACAAATAGTATTAAAATAGCAGAAAGAAGAAATATTCTACATGGTAGAGTTACAGATAATTTTGATAAACATATTTATAATGTAGCTTGTAAAGGAAATATATGTACTTCAAAACCATTAATTAATAAAATTGCATTTAAAAGATGGTATGCAATGATAGAAAGATGTTATAATTTAAATGCTATTAATTATAAATCTTATGGTGCAAAAGGAGTATTTGTATCAGAAAGATGGTTATGTTTTGAAAATTATTTTAATGATATTTTTAATTTACAAGGATTTGATGAAATAAAATATTTAAAAGGTGAAATTCAATTGGATAAAGATTTGAAAATATTAGGAAACAAAGAATATTCATTAGAAAAATGTATTTTTGTAGATAAAAATATAAATTTAAATAATCAACCAACTAAAATGAAAAAAATGATTGCGATTAGTCCAGATAAAAAGAAATATGAATTCAATAATATAAATCAATTTGCAAAGCAATTTAATTTAACAGCTAGAAGTATTGGAAAAGTTTTGCATAAACAATTAAATCATCATAAAAATTGGAAGTTTTATTATAAGTAGTCTAACGACTATCCTATATGGAGTAGCAAAAGGTGAAATTCCTTTATGCGAAAAGCGGAAAATCCTTTAAAGGATCATGATATAGTCTAATCCCACTTTATATATAAAAAAAGTGTAAATACTAGGAAACTAGGGGTATGAAATGTTTGCAAGGCATCATGTCGGAACAGAAAAATGGATAAGAACACAAAGAAGTGATAGAACAGGAATAAATAGAGATGATTTACCACAAGGAAATGAAGTTGAAATGGAATACGAAGCAAATGCACAAGCTTTAATAAATTTATCAAGAAAAAGATTATGTAATCAATCGGCTCCAGAAACAAGACAAGTAATGGAAGCTATGAAAGAAGAAGTTAATAAACGAGATAAATTTATGGCAGAAGTAATGGTTAAAGAATGTGTTTATCGTGGATATTGTCCTGAGATGTGGAGTTGTAATTATGATAAAACAGAGCAATTCCAAAAAGAATTAAAACAATATAGAATGAGAGAGGAAGAAAAATAAAATGAATTTAAGAGTAATAAAAAATAAAAATGGAGATTTAAAAACATATAAAGAATGTAAAATAGAATATTCAAATTTTATTTCAGAAGTAGAAGTAAAAGCAAGAGCTTTTAAATTAGGAAGAGCAAAAGAAAGAGAAGAAACTAGAAAATTAACTAGAGATTATATTGATAGATAAAAAATCAAAAGAAAGAGAGAAAAAAATATGAAAAAAATAAAAGATTTAGTATATATTATAGGTGTAAATTGTTTAATTGTATTTTTTAGTTTAAGTTTAGCAATAAATATTGTAGAATTATTAAATCCAATTTTAAAGGTTATTATTGATATGCTTTTAGGAATCATAACATTTTATATTTGTAAAGATATAACAAAAATATTATCAAAGGAGGTAAAAAATGTATTATACGATAAAACAAGAAAAATTAAATGAACTTAAAGAAGGAAAAATGAATTCTTATATTGCAGATTTAACGCATTATTCAAGACAATATATTACTTATATATTTAAAGGACAAATACATATAAATTTATCAACAGCAATAAAAATAGTTTCAGCATTAGCAACTGAATCAATAAAATTAAATAAAATGATAAATGAACAAGGAAAATTACCAACAGTAGAATATTTTTTTGAAGAAGTAAAATAATTTAATTTTTTTTAAAATAATACTTGACATTAAATTAAAAATATGTTAATATAATAATCGAAGGGAGAATAAAATATGGAAGATGAATTAATATTAAAAGAAAAATATAATGATTTGTTAGAATCATTTAAAAAAGGAACTGAATATTTAGAACAACATCCTAACGAACAAGATAAAATTCAAAAAAGATTAGATGAAATTACTAAAGAAATAAGTAATATTATGGATGCTATTCCAAATATGACAGAAGATGAAAAGGTAAATGGATTTAAAATTGAAAAACAAGACGCACAAATAGTAGAAAATGCATCTTACAAAAAACAAGACGCACAAATGCAAGTTATAATTAAACAAGATCAAATTTCTTTAGAAGAAAGTTTTTCAAATGATTGGCAAATGGCAACTCAATTAGCCAAAAGTGATATTTTACCAGATAATTATAAAAATAAACCTCAAAATGTTGTTATAGCTGTTGGACTTGCTAGACAAATGAATTTACCACCATTTACAGTAATGCAAAATTTAGCAATTATTCGTGGAAAAACATCATGGAGTGGAAGTTTTGCAAAAACATTAATAGAAAGAACAGGAAAGTTTAGAGATTTAGAATTAAATTATATTGGAGAAAAAGGTAAAGATTCTTATGGTTGTTATTTAAGTGCTATAAGAATATCAGATGGAAAAATAATTAAAGGTCCAGAAGTTACAATGAAAATGGCTAAAGATGAAGGGTGGACTTCCAATAAAAAATGGCTTACATTAACTGAATTAATGTTAGCTTATAGATGTCAAAGTTTTTTTTGTAGAATATATTGTCCTGAAGCAATGAATGGCATTTATACAAGTGAAGAAATTGAAGATATAACACCAAATAGAGAACAACCAATAGATGTATTATAGGAGGATTTATGAGTAATTGTATTAGACAAATAAGAAGAAATAAATTAAAAAATGAATTAAAAACAAATAAAATATCTGAATTTTATCATTCTAAATATGACACTCTTGAAAAGAGATTAATTAGAGGAATGAATATAAAGGAGAATAAAAATAATAAAAATGGATTATAATGATAGAATGTTGGAAAAATGGGAAAATAAATTTTTAGAACCACCAGAAGAAATTGAAGAAGAATCTAGTTATAAAGATTATGAAGTATATTATGACAGATATGGTAAAAAACATTATGTAGAGGAAGATTAAAATATGAAAGAATTGAATGAACAAAATTATTTTAGTAAAGAAAATGAATTAAAATATGTTGGAAGTACGCAGATAAAAAGATTTCTTGAATGCGAATCAAAAGCAATGGCTATTTTAAATGGAGAATGGCAAGAAGAAAAATCAAAAGCAATGATGGTATCAAGTTATATTGATGAAGCTATTTCAGGAACATTAGATAATTTCAAAGAAAAGAATCCAGAAATATTTTTAAAAAATGGAGATTTAAAAGTTGATTATAAAATCGCCCAAGAAGTATTTGAACAAATGCAACAAGATGAAATGTTTTGGAAATATGTAAACGGAGAGCACCAAGTAATAATGACAGGGGAGATATCAGAAGTTCCTGTAAAAATTAAAATTGATAGTTTTCATAAAAATAAAGTAATAGTAGATGAAAAAGCAGTTGCAAATTTTGATTTAATTTGGAATGAAGAAATACATCAAAAAGACAATTTTATAGATTATTATGATTATGTTTTACAACGGATCATTATATCAAGAAATTGCAAAACAAAATATAGGAAAATCATTACCATTTATAATTGCTGCTTGTACTAAACAAAAATATTCACAAAGAGCATTATTGCAAATACCACAAGAAAAAATGGATTTAAAATTACAGTTTTTACAGTCTTATTTACCACATTTAAAAGATTTAAAACAGGGTAAGGTTGAACCAACTTCTTGTCGGACATTGTGATTATTGTATAAGCAAAAAGAAATGTGATAAAATATATTATTATGATGATTTTTGGAGAAAGGAGAAATAATGAAAGAAAATGGTTGTCCACATACTGTGGAAATGAATACACAACCGTATTGGTGTTGTTACATAAAAAATTCAAATGTAGATAAAAATGATTGTAAAAAATGTAAGTATGGAAAAATATTAAATATAAAATAAAGGAGAATAAAAATATGAAATTGTTTAATTTTAAAAATAAAAAAGAAGAAAATAAAGTTATGGAAGATGCTAATGAAATTGTTAAACAAGCAATTTTAGATAAAGCATTAGAAGAAAATGCAGAAAAGGAAAAGAAGATAAAGAATTTAGAAAATAAAATCAAAAAAAATAAAAAAGATATTGAAATAATGTTAAATAATGCAGAAGAATCAAGAGAAAAAATTGATAATTTAGAAAGAAATATTGAAGTATTACATAATACTATTGAAAAAATAAAAGAATTATGTAATAATTCAAATGGATATACTATTTCTAAAAATAAAATTTTAAAAGAGTTAGGAGAATAAAATTATGGCATTAAATAGATGTATATTACAAGGTAATTTATGTAAAGATGTAGAATTATTAAACACAAATAATGGTGGAACTTATTTAAGAAATACAATTGCAAGTCAAAGAAATTATGTAAAAGAAGGGGAACAAAAGCAATCAGATTTTGTAAGTATTTTAGCTTATGGAAAAACTGCCGAATTTATACAAAAATATTTTAAGAAAGGAAGTCAAATCTTAGTTGAAGGAAGAATACAAACAGGCTCATACGACAAAGATGATGGAACTAAAGTTTATACGACTGATTTAATAGTAGAACGTGTATTCTTTTGTGGAAGTAAACAACAAAATAATACAACAGAAAATTTTGAAGAATTTGCACAAAATAATAATTTAGATGTTAATGTAGTAGAAGATAATTCAAATGACCTTCCATTTTAACAAAACAAAAAAATAAAGACATTTTATATTAAAAACATAAAATTATATATCTTTTAATATAAAATGTCTTAAAATTGATTTAGGAGTTAATATGATATATAAAGAAATACCATTTAAAGTAGAAAAATATAATTCAAAAATAATATTTAATGAGAATTTTACAATTATGACTAAAAAGAAATATAATTGGTTTCATAAATTAATGTTTAAAATATTTTTTGATATAAAAATTGAAAGGATAAATTAATGGGAAAAAAACAATATGAAGTTGGAAAAAAATTTGAAGAAGAATTATGTTGGTGGTTATCAAATAATGGATATTATGTAATTTATAATAACAAAGGAGTTGAGGGCAGCCAACCAGTAGATGTTATTGCTATAAAAAATAATATTGCAACTTTAATTGAATGTAAAAATCTTGAAAATAAATCAGGTATATTTAATTTTGAGAGATTAGAAGCAAATCAATTTTTAGCTTATAAAAAATTTAAAGAAAAACATAATACTAATATGATAATTGCAATAAAATGGAATCAAAATATATATTTTATTAATTTTGATTTATTACAATTTTTTGATAAAAGTATAGATTTAAAAAAAATAGAACCTAATATAATAAAGGAGTAACAAATGAAATATTTAATAACCGGAAGTGGTTTTTTAGCAAAATATTTAATAAAATCTTTATTAAAAGATAATAAAACCGAAAAAATTAAAATTTTTTCACGAGCTGAAAAAGAACAATGGCAAGTAAAAAGTATATTTAATAATAATAAATTAGAATTTATTATTGGAGATATAAGAGATGAAGATGCATTAAAAATTGCATTAAAAGATGTAGATTATTGTATTCATACAGGAGCAATAAAAAGAATAGAAGTAGCAGAAAAACAACCTATGGAAGCTATTAAAACAAATGTTATAGGAAGTATGAATGTAATAAATGCTTGTATAGAAAATAAAGTTAAAAAATTAATATTAATTTCAACTGATAAAGCAACATCTGCTACTACTTGTTATGGAAGTACAAAATTTTTAATGGAATGTATGGCTTATGCTAATGAAAGTAAAACAGATATAATTTGTACTAGATATGGAAATGTTTTTGGATCTACTGGAAGTGTTGTACCTATTTTTGATGAATTAACAAAGCAAAATAAATCGCTTACAATTAGAAATCCAAATATGACAAGATTTTTTATGAGTATAGATAAATGCATTGATATTATTTTAGATTCTTTAAAAAAAGGAAAAAACGGCGAATTGTGGGTTTATGAAAGTAAATCATGTACAATTAAAAATTTAGCAGATGCTTTTAGTAATAATCAAATTGTTATAGGAACAGAAAATATTGAAAAAAATGATGAAGCATTAATTACTATTAATGAATTAAATCATAGTAAAAAATATAAAGATTATTATATTATAAGAAAAGATTATAAAAGTAATATATTGTATACAGAATCTTTAACAAGTTATAATGCAAAAAGATTAAATCAAAAAGAAATTAAAGAAATGATTAAAAATTGGAGAAAAAATGAAAATATTAGTATTAAGTTGTAATAAATATAAAATATGTTGGAAACCTTTTTTTACATTATTAGATAAATATTATCCTAATCATCCAAAATGTTATTTAGTTACAGAAACAGAAAATTGTGAATATTGTGAAACAATAAATATAAATAATAATAGTTGGACATATAGATTTAAAAAAGCATTAGAACAAATTGATGATGATGAAATATTAGTAATGTTAGATGATTTTTTTATAAGAAAACGAGTTGATTATAAACGAATAGAAAAAATAAAATTCACAGATAATATTGCTTGTTATAATTTTGAACAACAATATAGAGAACCAGCATTACATTGTAAAGAATGGGATATTCAAAAAAACAATCAAGTATATTTAAATAGTTGTCAACCTACTTTATGGAATAAAAATATATTAATAGAAAGATTAAATGAAAATAAGTCACCACAAGATTGGGAATGGATAAAAATAGATTCTCCATATATTCATTTTATCAATAATCAAGATTTAATTATTGATATTGGAAAAACTTATGATATGAATTGGGGAATTGTTAGAGGTAAAATAAGCAAAGAATGTTTAGAATTTTTAGAGAAAGAAGGATTGACTAATGAAATTAAGTATTGTAACTGGTTATTTTAATGTCTTAGAATATACAAAGAAATTAGCAGAAATTTTAGAACCCCAATTAACTGATGAAGTTGAATGGATAATTGTTGACGATCGGTTGCAATGAAAAAGAATTAGATTTATTTAAAGCAAAAGTTATTCATTTACCTAATAATAGTGGTGGGGCTAGTGTTCCACGAAATATTGGATTAGATAATGCTAAAGGAGAATATATTGTTTTTATAGATGCAGATGATAAAATTTATAATAATTATATTAAAACAATCCTTAACAAAATAAATTCAGAAGATTTTGATTATTGTTACTTTGGTTGGGAAAGTCCTTCATTTCATATAATTATTGAAGACGAACCACCAGCTTGGAATTTATGTGTTTGGAATTGTATTTATAAAAAAGAATTAATAGGGAATGAAAGATTTAATCCTGATATAATTATTGGAGAAGATTATGATTTTAATATTAGAGTTAGAAAAGGTAAAAAAGCTAATATAAAAGAAATTTTATATTATTATAATGATACCCCAAATTCTTTAATGAAAAGAGGTGCAAGAACTAATGAATGATATAATAAAACACTCAAATATAATATATATGCCTCATATTAGTCCACTTGGAGGCATTGAAACTTATGTATATGAAATGGTAAAAAAATATAAAGATTTAGATATTGCAGTAGTTAGTAAAGTATGTGATTCAGGACAAGCTAAAAGAATAAAAAAATATTGTAAATTATATATACATACTAATCAAAAAATAGAATGTGATGTTGCAATAATTAATTATGATACTTCTATTATCAAATATATTAGTGAAAATGCTAAAATATATGAAACAATACACGGAGATTATACGAATAGAAAGCTTTATAATTATAGATTACCACCCACAGATGAAAGAATTACAGGATATATAGCTATAACAAAATATTTAGAAAAAGAAATTGGAAAGCTTTTAAATACTAATAAAATGATATTATCTTATAATCCTTTAACAATAGATAAAAAAGATTGTTTAACTTTAGTTAGTGCAACAAGATTGCATAATACAAAAGGAAAAAATAGAATGCAACAATTAGTAACAGCTTTAGATAATGCAGGAATAGATTATATATGGTATGTTATTACAAGTGATGTTGGTGGAATTAATAGTCCGAATGTAATTTTTATTTCTAATAGATTAGATGTTTGGAAATGGATAGACAAAGCAGATTATGTTGTATTATTAAGTGATAGTGAAGCATGTTCTTATACTTTAAATGAAGCTCTTTATAGAAATATTCCTATAATTACAACTCCCTTACCTTACTTAGAAGAAATTGGTGTTAAAGATGGAATAAATAGTTGGATATTAAATTTTGATTGTAGTAATATAAATCATATTGTAGAAAATATTAAAAATATTCCAAAATTTAATTTTAAAAAAATGGAAGATAATTATAAAAATATATTTTCTAATAAAAAATCAAAATATTATGAAGAACTTAATAAAATATATAGAATGAAAGCTATTAAAAATTTTTCTTTAAATGATTTTGATAAAATTGAAATTATTGAAAGAGCAAATCAAGATAATAATTCTTATGGCTTTATTTATAAAGATGATATATTTGAATGTAATACAATAATGATGGAATATTTGACAGGAGATAATATGAATAAAGAAATTGTTGCAAAAATTATAAAGGAGGTATAAAATGTTTATAAATAAAAATAAAATTGATGATTTAATAAGTGAAAAAGAAAGATTGTTAGCTAGTATTAATCATTATCAATTAAAAATAGAAAAATTAGAAAAAGAAAATAAAAAACTCATAGAAAATTTTATGGAAAATTTTATGGAAAATTATGATTATGTGCTAACTTATAATCACTATGGACAAACACATTTATATCAAGATGGAAAAGAAATAAAAAATTTAAGTAAAATCAATTTTGAAGCATCAATAGATTCTATTCCAACTTTTAAAATCGAGGTGCATTAATGAAAATAATAATTGATTCACAAATTCATATACAATTTCCAAGTAAAGAAATTGTTGATTTTTGCAAAAAAGAATTAACTATAAAAAATCCTGAAATACAAAAGAAAATGGCAATGGGGTTTTGGACTGGAAATTTACCACAACATATAAAAATGTATTCAATAAATGAAGAAAGTTATATTCTACCAATAGGAGAAATAGAAAATGTATGGAAATTACATCCTGTTTTAGAAGATTACATTATTGATTGGGGTATACATTCTAAAATTTGGTTTCCCGAAAATAATTTAAAACTTTATGATTATCAAGAAAAAGCAGTAAATTATATGTTAAATCAAAGGCGTGGCATATTATCAAGTAAATGCGGTAGTGGTAAATCTATTATGGCTTTAGAATTAATTAAAAGAATAGGATATAAAGCGTTAATTATCTGCGAAAAGAAAGAAATTCAAAATCAATTTAAAGATTATTTAGAAAATAATTTCAATATGAAAAAAGGCGATTATGGATTAATCAAAGAAGGGAAAGTTGAAATAGGTAAATATGTTACAATAGCTTTAAGACAAACATTAGCAAATATAGATTTATTACAATATAAATATGAATGGGGAACAATAATCGTAGATGAATGTCAAAATGTTGGAGGATCAGTAACTAAATGTACTCAGTATTCTAAAATCTTAAATAATTTAGCTGCTGAATATAGATATGGAATAAGTGCAACGGGATATAGGGTTGATGGTTTAACAAGAGCTATGTATAGCTTGTTAAATACAATAAAATATGAAATTTCAGAAGATTCAATTCAAGATAAAATAATTAAAGCTAATGTAAAACCTATTTATACTAAATATCAAATACCTATAGAATGTATTAAATATGATGGAACAATACTTTATACTAAACTTTCTTCAAATATTGCTGCAAACGAATCTCGCAATGATTTAATAATAGATTTATTGCAAAAAGAAAAAAATAATTATTGCTTAATTCTTTCTGATAGATTAGAAGGTTTAGAAATCTTACATAATAAAATTGGTGGATTATTTATAAATGGAAACATGACAACAAAAAAAGCAAAACAAGAAAGAGAAGATGCTATTGAAAAAATAAGAAATAAAAAAGAACATTATTTGTTTGCTACATATAGTCTTGCACGTGAAGGATTAGATATAAAATCATTAAATAGATTGTTTCTAATCGCTCCAACAAAAAATAAAATTACCTTAATTCAGTCAATTCGGTAGAATTGAACGAAAAGCAGAAGGAAAAGACACTCCAATTTGTTATGATTTAGTAGATAATGATATATATTTTGAAAAGGCATGGAAAACAAGAAAAGGAATTTATAAAAAAAATAACAATAAAATTATTGACAGTTAATTTTAATAATGATAAGATAAAAGAAAACGGAGATAAAAATATGAAAGATGTTGAAAGAGTTTTAGAAGAAGAATATTGCATCTTTTGTTTAAATCACAAATGTAAAAAAGATTGGGAATGTTTAAAATTTAAAATAAGTGAAAAGGATAATATGGTTACTTATAAATGCTTAAATTTTGTTAAAGGTCCAAAAAAAGAAATTGAATTTAAAGAATATTTAAAATATGCTTTTTATGATGAAGTTGGAAATTATGTTGCAATAATAAAAAGAAGAACACCAAAAAATATTATAGAACAAATGAAAAATAAGTTTGATGAAGTAAAATTTATGGAATAAAAAGATACTAGATTTAATTACTTTAAGAAAAGAATCTAATATAATTTTATATTAGATTAATTTTAATGCAAATTTGTAAAGGAGAAACAAATGAAAGAAGAAATTTTAAATGTTATTACAATGAAAGATATATTAGATAAATATGGTATTATATCCAATAGATATATGTTTCATTGTCCATTTCATAAAGACGATAATGCAAGTGCTAAATTTTATAAAAATTCATTTTATTGTTTTGGTTGTAATAAACGGTGGAGATATTATTCAATTTGTACAATATTTATTTAATTTATCATTTAAAGAAGCAATGCAAAAAATAAATGAAGATTTTAATTTAGGATTAGATTCAAATGTTAAAATAGATTATAAAAGAATAAAACAAATTGAAAAAGAAAGAAAAAAGAATGAATTGAAAAGAAAATATCAACAAGATAAATATAATCAATTATGTGTTGAAAAAACAAATTTATATAGGAATATAGATAATATAAAAAAAGATGTTTCAATTAATAATTGGGAAAATACTATTGATTTATTAACTAATATTCAAATGAAATGTGATATTATAGATTTAGAATTAGATGAATTAGATTATATTTTAAGCAGTAGATAAAATCTACTGCTATTTTTTTGATATAAAGATAAAAATATGAAAGTTGATATAATATACTATACCAATTTTATTATAACATAAAAAAAATAAAATGTAAATAAAAAAAGTAGTGTTGGGCTATAACACTACTTCAAATTTATTGTAAATGTATTCTATTTTTATTATAACATTATCCAAATAATTTTGCAAATGTATTTTTTCCTACAATACCATCTGCTGAAAGACCATTATTTCTTTGAAATTCTTTTACTGCATTTTCTGTTCCACTTCCAAATATTCCATCAAATCCATTTGTATTATATCCTTTACATATTAACATACCTTGAATTGTTTTTGTTATATTTCCACTCATTCCACGTTTAATATTTCTACAAGCATTTTTTGTAGCTGAACCGAAATATTCCATCAACTGCAAGTCCTGAGCCGAATTGTCTATTAAATTCGCTTTGTAATGCTTTAACTAATGCTTTTTTTGTTGCTGGTCCATATAAACCATCTACTGATATTCCTGTGTTGTAATTATTATTACACCATTCTTGAACTGATTTTATATTATCATCTCCACTTGGTGTTGGTGTTGGTTCTGGAGATGGTCCAGGTTGCCCATTAACTATTTCATCAAATGGATAATTTGGTCCTGGACAACTTGTATTATTAACGTCACTATGTTTTATTACTGTTGATATTCCATATTTATTTTTTAAATAATTTACAAGTTCTATTAAACTATTTTTTTGTGCTTCTGGCATTGTTTCATAATCATAATTTCCTTCTGCACATATTCCTATTGAATCTGAATTTGATCCACTTGCATGAGCTCCTATTGTATCTTCTTCTCTACCTCTATAAATATTTCCTTCTTTATCAACAAAAAAATGATAACCAATTTTACTCCATCCATTATTTTTGTGCCATCTATCAATATCATCCGCTGTACAATTTTCAGCTGCTGCATGATGTAATATAATTTGATTTGTATTTTTTCTTTTTTGTAATGTTCCATTTGTACTATATGTTTTTTCTATTATATTCATTATAAATCCTCCTTTTATTTCTTTTTATTATTAGTTAATTTTGAAAATAAATCATTAACAAAATTTGCACCTCTTGAAATTATAATACCTGTTAAAATTGAACCTACATAAGGAACAATAATAGGTATTCCTATTATTGGAAAAATATCAATACTTGTTAATACACATATTAACATTGCTAAAACAAGACTTCCAATTTTATTAACTGAAAATTTGCCTTCATCCCAAATCATTCTTAAATTTTCCCAAATTGCTTCAACTAATATAGCAATTATAATTAATTGTGAATATTCCATATTTTTTACCTCCTTAATTTTATTATAACATATACAAAACAAAAAATAAAGATATAGTATCTTATATTTATCATAAGACTATATCTTTGAGATTATAAATGCGTTCTAAGCTAATCATATATATTATATCATTGCATTTTTACTTTGTAAATACTTTTTTACAATTCTATTGATTGAATCGTTACTTAATGCAGCATATTCACATAACTCTTCATAAGTAAAGCATTCATTTCCATTTTGATTTTTATGTCCGTTTTCATATAACCAAACGTGCATAAGCTCATGTTTTAAGGTGTATAGCATTTGATTAGAATTTCCGTTCTTCTATAAAAATATTTCTATCATTATAATTAGACTTTCCAACATAAGATTTTTTGCCAAATATTTTATCTACATCATATATTGTATAAATTTTATTATTTATTTTAAATTTACATATTTCTTTCATCTTATCTCCTATTAAATAATGGAGGAGCATATAGGAATCGAACCTATGATAATAGTTGTGCAGACTACTTCCTTACCACTTGGATAATGCTCCATATAAGGCTCATATTGAGCCTTGTTTTATTTTTCTACAAGTTGTTTGATATAATTGTAATTTTCTTTTGTTTTTTCTGCTATTTTCATTATCATTGTTTTATCTTGTTGATTATGAGCCATTTCAGATATATCTTCCATTCTTCTATATTGTTCTCTCATATCTTCCATTATCATTTCTAATTCTTCATAATAATCTTCTTCACGATAATTACGATAATTTCTATAATTCATTCTGCCACCTCTACGATCATAATCTCTATAATTATATCTATAATTATCTCTATAATTAGAACGATAATTTCTATCTCTGTAATCATCACGATAATCTATATCCATTTCATTCATATTATTTCTCCTTTCTCTTTATTTGGTATTGTTGTATAATATAAAAATACTTTGTCATTTTTAGCATCTTCATCTTCTATAAAATCTCTTACATATCGTGCATACATTTCTATATTATCTTCAAATAAATCCCTATAGTCATTATAGGCAGAATTCAATACTATCCAAAAATCAATAGGGTCTATATTATCAAATCCAAATTGATTTTGAATTTGTTGTGAATCTTCTAAACCAAATCTCATTCCATAAGGTTTCATTCTTCTTATTATATCTTCTGCCATATCTTTATCAAAATTATTTCCATAAGCCATTTTATATAAGCACATTTTATATTTGTCATATAAATCTTCATTATATTCTTTTATTATATTGATAGTTTCATCTAATATATTTGATAATTCTTCCATATCTTCTTGTCTACCATTTTCAACTATCATTTTAATATACTTTTTTATATGCACTTTTATTCTCCTTTCAAAAGTTTTATTATTTCTTCATTTTGTTTAATAATTTTATCTAGTAATTGATCTTGATGTGCTAAATATTTCATTAAATCAGTATTATTAAAATCTTTTACTAATATTTCATAGCTTAAAATTTGTAATATGTTTGATACAAATTCTAAATTTTTATCAAAATCATTCATTTTTTTATACCTATGCAAGGCGAGTTATTGAAATTTCAGCATTTTTTACTATTGGAATTTGAGTATCAGTTACTACTGGTGTTGCACCACCATTATAAGTTACTGTTGGCAAAGAAGTTATTGCTAAATTTACTGTTCCTTTGCAACATACTTTTATTTTTTTATCAAAACTAATATTTTCAAAATCTCCTGCTGCATCAATTACTGCATCCATTTCTGTTCCTGCTACTTGTACTCCATCTGCAAATAATGCAAGTGCAACAGTTCCCGCAGTATTAGATGTTATGTTACCATTAAAAGTTACTTCATATACTCCACCATCTAAAATACTAAATAATGCACTTCCTTGATTGTGATTTACAAAACCACTACAATTCATTGCACTTCTTGTTCTCAAGTCTGTTATTGCAAAAGGAACTGATGCGGTATTTGATGTTAATGATATTTCTTGTTCATTCACTGCTTGTATAACTCCATTCATTCTTTTTTCCTCCTTTATTTTATTTTTTTAAAAAAAGATAGTAAGAAATCTTACTATCTTTAAATTTAGCAAGTTCTCTTGTCGAGTTTGTCATAAAGACGGTTTGCTATTAATTAATAATTGATTTATTTTAGACTATTGTATTTCCATATACTCCATTGCATCCACAACCATTATTGCAAGTAAATATTGGTGTTCTGCCATATACTGGAGTACTTGGTACAGGACAATTACTTAATCTGTTGTACAATTGATCTACTTCATTTGAGAATCCTTGAGCAATAAAAGCATTTTGTTCGATTTGAGAAGCTTTTAAATCTGCCATTTGTAATTCTCTTTGAAGGTCAGCAATCTTTTCGTTCTTAGCATCAATTTTGTCATTGCATAATTGATCTAAAATTCTTTGAGTGTTAGCTGTTTGATTAATAAGTACATCCTTTAATCCGTCAGCTAAAGCAGCTCTGTCGGCACAATTTTCAGATAGAATTGTAGAATTTAAGTTTGCAATTCCTAGTCTATTATCAGCACTAGCATTAGCTAATTGTGTACTTAATGCAAAGTTTTGATTCATATCAGCCATTTGTCTGCTATTTGCTGCTATTTCTGCATTATAGAAACCATTTGATACTGTACTATTCATATCAGCACAACAGTTGCATAATTGATTAGATAAACCATAAATTCCATCTCTAACGCCTTCAATTTGGTTACTTAGATGTAATGTATTAAATCCATCATTAGTGTTTTGCATGATTTCTTTTTGCCCATTTGATAGCCAAGCGTAGTCGTTGTTAAATCCTCCGCCAAAGCCACCATTGCCATTATTTCCCCATCCTCCAAAAAGAGCAAGGATAATAATTAACCATAGCCAACCAGAATCGCCACCAAAGCCAGAGTTTCCACCAAATCCTCCTGCATAAGGGAATACTGGGTAAGGATAACCTGCATTTCTGTCTGTGTTTCCTACAACGGCACTAATGTCTGCTGGAGATAAATTGTCTCCCATAATTGTTTCCTCCTTTCTTTAAAAAGTATTTATAATAAAAGTTTCAAAATGAAACATCTATTATCTTATTTCATGTTCTGAATTTGACTTAGGATATTTTCAGGTACATTATATTGTTTTGCTTGATTTAATAAATTTTGCTTTTGCTCTGGAGTTGCATTATTCATCATTTGACGTATTATTTCTTGTGGATTGCTGTTGTTTTGCATTAATGCGCTTATTGTTTGAAATCCTTGTGGGTTTGTTGATTGTAATTTGCTCATTAGCATTTGCATTAATGGATTCATTTGCATTTGACACTTCCTCCTTTAATTGTTTTATTTCTTGTTTTAGGCTTAATATCTCTTTATCTCTTTCATCTAATTCTTTAACTTCTTCTGTATTAAAAGTTCTTATATTTCCATTTGTATCTTTGACCCAAATATTTTTAAAATCTTTTGTTGTAAAAATCCCAGTTTTCATTACAAAAGTATTTTTGACCGTATTAATATTATCTGCATATCTTGCCTCTAACTCATTAGAATTCGGTTGAGCAGCTATTTGAAAATTTTGCGTAATAGGTTGTTGAGCTAAAGGTTGTGGAACTTGATTTTGTTGTTGCAAATTTCTCATTTGACTATCAATTTTTTCTCTCATACTTTGTAATTCATTCATATAAAATTGATTATTCATAAAAGGATTATAATTATTCATTTACTTACTCCTATTCTTTTTAAAATTAATTTTAAGCAATTTTATACCTTTTGATATAATAGTTATTGTTTTATTTATGAAAACTTATTAAAAACCATTTTCAGCCTAAAATTTTTTCAATTTTTTCTATTTTTTTTAAAATTGAAAAAAGGCAATTAAAAATTTCCAAATTTTTACTTTTTACATAAAATTTTTCTATTTTTAATCACCTCACTTTCTATTTTTATTATAAAATTAAAATTTAAAAATATATTGACAGTAATTTGTCATATTTTTGCCAAATAAAAAAAGAATCGTATTTCTACGATCCTTTTGCATATTTTAGGAAGAATAAATTTATTTCATTATTATTGCTTTTATCATTTTTAATTTTATTTCTCTTATCACTCTACTAACTGTTCTATCAGACATATTTTCTTTCATTGATATTTGAATTATAGATAAAGGATATTTTCCAGTTAAATCATTAAATATATCTTCTTGAACTTTTGTAAAATTACAATTATTTAAATAAAATTCTTTGTCTGATTTTATCATATTAAAATTAACTTTTAAGTTCTTTTTCTTTTTGTTTTGTTCTTGCATATTCCATCTCCACCACAATTATAGCATTTATGATAACCACTAGGAATTTTTGGAACCCTTCTTGTTATACTTCTTTTTACTTGTGTTACTTTAGCCATAACTTAACTCCTTTTAATATTGTGTTATATCATGTATTATATCTACATTTTCGACAGTTTGCGTTTTTTCTGATTCTGTTATTGTTTCAAATTGACTTTCATATATAAACCAAGCTATATTTGTAGCAAATAATAAGATTAATGTTATAATATTAGTAATTAAAAGTCCTTTAAATATTGATTTATTTAATTCCATATTTTACCCCTTTATAAAATGTGATATATCAAATATTACCTTTACTGCAATTCCAATAATTGATGCACCAATTGTTCTCCATATCCATTTTTGATTATCTTCTACTCTTAATAGTCTATCATGAATAGGTTTTAGTGTTAAATCATTTATTTTATTTGTATCTTCAATTTTAATAAGAATACCATCAACTTTTTTATCAATCATATTTAATACATCTGCTGTTTTATCAACAGTTTCTTCTACTTTTAAAACTTTTTTTTCTAATTTTTCAAAATCTTCTTTACTTACAAATTCTTGTTTTTCCATTTTTTTCTTTTCCTTTATTTTTATTATAACATAAATATTTTATGTTTGTAAATACTATTTATGTTTTTTTATTGTTTTAATCTGTTGTTTTTGTATATTCAATAATTACATAAGCTGTCCAAGAAGTCATATCTGTTGTAGTTCTTAAAGTAATATTAGTTCCTCCCATCATTAAGCCTAATGTTCCTTGACTTGTAGTTCCTGGAACACTAGGAATTGGAAATCTATAGGTTGAATATCTAATCACACCCTCTAATTTTATTACATCATCATAATTAGTTATACCATGTGCAACATTTTTGCTGCTATTATTAGGTAAATTTCCACAATCAATTACTTTTCTATATATAGGTTTTCCATTTATCCAATAACCAATTATTGTTTCTTCTAAATTATATTTATTACTTTCTTGAATTTTATTATTAGTATTTTTTATATCATTGTTATTTAATAATCTGTCTTGTGAATTATATTGTATCGTTATATTTCCCGTACTTAATATATTAGTTATACCAGTATATGTATTAACTTGTTTAACATCTCCAGATAATATATTATATCTTTGTTCTTGATATTCTTCTTTTGTTGTAGCTGTTTCTCCAAATTCACATTGAATATTATCTATTTCTGCTATTAATGCATTTGTTCTTATATAATAGCAATCATTAGGTAATGTAAGACTAGCACCTGTTTTTCTTTCTATAAATGTTTTAGAATTATCATATAAAGCTGTTGTATTCCATGTACTTTTTCCTGAAAAAATTATTTTTGAATTTGGTATTACTCTAATATAATCACTATAACATACCTCAGAAGTATCTGATATTGAACCAGTTGAAGTAATAGATTTATTTCTTGTTATTGTTTTTTTATTAAACAAATTTTTTCCAGTTATAATAATAATACTATTAGCATTGGCTGTTAAATTTGCAGTATCATAAACACTATCACTAATCTGTATGTTTGTGCCCGTTTCTGTTTTAGTGTTTTTAACATCTAAATTAGCAACACCTTGTTCTAACTTATTTAAATTAGTTTCATTTATGGGAGTTACACCATTTTCCCATGTAGTTGCAGTATATTTCATTTACTTATTCTCCTTTTTATTTTCTTTTTTATTTTCTTTTTCTTTTGATATTTTTAAAGCTTCTTGATATTGTTGCTCTTCTAATTGATTAATTTGCTCAAACAAATCTTTAATTATTGGTTTTAATATAAAGGCTGGTAAATTTGATTTGTTTATTATGTCAACTATCTTTTCTCTTGTTTCACGTTCTTTCATAATTATTTCTTCCATATTTTTATCCTCCTTTATTTTATTTTTTCTTTTAATTCTTCTATTTGTTCTTGTTGTTCTTGTATTGCTTTACAACATACTGCTACAAAACTATATAAATCTACTCCATCGTTATTTTTTGATGTGATTTCTTGTGAATATTTAAAATTATCACCTATTACAAAACCTATATGTTTCTTAATATTATTATCTTCAAATTTAAGATTATATTTATAAATATCAATATTTTTTATTATATCTAAACCATTTTCTAATCTTTTAAAATTCTTTTTATCAGCTTCTTTTGATGTTTGAATAACTATTGGAGTTGTTACTGATGAATATGAAATTATAGTTCTTTCTCCTGTTCCTGATATTGTAGAATTTACAAATATTTTTCCATCTATTCCATTTAATGCTATAGCAGGAATATTATATGAACTTGCTCCAACTTTTTTATTATCTATACATAAAATATTTTGACTAACAATACAATTAGAATTTACGCCTCCTAGTCCTATTGAAACAGCAGGTTGATTACTATTATTTAAAATTTGAAAACAATTTTTTGGATTATTAGCATTAATTTTTAATATTCCCGACATGTTTTTAGTACTAGTAATTGTACCATCTATAACTTTATTTATATATACAACATCAGCAGAATTAATAGCGCCATCATCGTTTGCATCTGCAATATCTGCTGTTGTAGAATCATTATTAAAATTTAAATATTCCATTATTGAATTAATAACAATTGCTTTATCATAACTACTATAATCATAAACACCATTTATATTTCTATTTAATCCTACATTTGTTATATTAAAATCTGCTATTGTTCCACTTGTCGCTGTTAAAGCACCAGTATTAGTTACTTTAAAAGTAGAACCTTCTCCTAAAGAAATTCCATTAGTTCCAATATATATACCTTCTATATTTGCTGTTAAGGTTGATTTATTATTATATAATTTTGTATCTCCTATTGTAAATCCACCTATTGTTCCACCTGTTGCAGTAATTCTTCCTGTTGAACTTACTTTGAATCCAGCTGTATCTATTATACCATTATTTAAATTAATAGATGTACCTTCTTCATTTGCAACATAATTTTCAGATTGTAATTTTCCAGTTTTAATATTATTAGCATTTATATTAGTAATCGTTGCTTTATTAGCATCAATTGTTCCTGTAGTAATATTTGCTCCATTTATTATTGTTTCACCTGCATTACTTAAATTAGTTAAAGTTACAAAACCCTCTAAATTTACTTTATTAGCATTAATAGTAATTTTTTCTGCCGATTGATTTATTGATGATATTATTTCTGTTTTTCCAACTTTTTTACTTACCTCTAAATTAATTTGATCTGCTGTTTGAGATATAGTACTATTTAATTGTGTTACTGTAGCAAATTGAGTTGTATATATATTTTGCGTCATAAGTCTTACAAATATATAAGAATTATAAGGAGTATTATCATATTTTAATATTGATACAATATAATCTCCATCAGATAAATTAATAATTGGATAAGTTAATTCAATAGTTTCTGGTGTTGTTTTTAAAACTACATTTCCATTGCTATCATATTCACAGCGTTTTATTATTTGACAAGATTTATTAGAACCATCACCATAATCTAATAAAAATTCATCATAATATTCACTATTAAAATATAATAAATCATAAGGTAATTCATAATCAAAAATCTCAGTTGTTGTTGTATTTACAAATCTTAATGTTCTTAATCTCAAATATAAATCATTAGCTGGAAACAAATTATTTCGTGGGTATAAATAACTAATGTTTTCAGTAGGTTTTATTTGTACTGTAATTGGCTCACTTTGATTTATATGTTCTAAAGAAACAGTACCAGTCATAGATTCTTTTGCAATTGTAACATCAGCAATATCACTGATTTTACTATTTAATTCATTTACAGTTTGAGTTATTTGAGCTATTTTATTATTTTGAACTGTTACATTTTCCACAACAGATTCTATTGTTTGATTTTGTTTGTCTACAATTATTTCTGTTTTAGAAATTAAATTTCCTACACTATTTTTATTTTCATATTCTATTTCTGTTAAACTTAATGCTTCATTTTCTATACTATCTTGTAAAAATCCTTGATATTTTATAGTATGATTGAAATTTCTTGTTGTAAAAGTATTTCCTTCCATATCTTGAATTTCTATTGTATCATTACAATCTAAATATGCTAAACCAACCAAATCTAATTGTGAAATAGGCATATATTTAAATCCTAATAATATTGTTCCAGCTTGTATTAATTCATGTCTTTTTGCAGTAGTATAAGCAAATAAATTATCATAAATTATTAATTCTTTTGTGCCATTTTGCGCAATATCTTGTTGATCTGCAACAAATTCTTCTTGTCCTTGAATGTTACTTTGTGCATAAGTTACTTTATTTACTTTTCCATAATATTCATTTGCTCTTTTAAAAGCATCTACTTTATAATCATCATTTGTTATTGTTTCTCTTGAAGTAGTATTTATATTAAAATCAAAATATAATTTATTATCTTGTCCTATCCTTGCCCAACTAAAAGCACATTTAGCAATATTTTGTAAAACAGTTCTGCAAGTTTCTCCTGGAAATTGATTACTGTCTACAATAAAGTTTTCATTTGTAAAACTTTCAGATTGTAATGTTATTCCTATTTGAGTACAAATTGCTTCTGCTAAAGTTCTTAAAGTACAAGGATAAACTAAATTATTGTTCCAAAGTTGATTTGCTTTAATCATATAATCATAAGCAATAATTTCACTTTCATCATTTGTTACATCGTTTTCACTAGGTGGAGTTACAATAAATTTACCATAATTTATATAATGTGTTTCGTTATTATATTCGGCTCCAATATGTATTTCTATTTCTTTGTTTTCTAAGTTTATTAATTGCTCTTCATTTATTAATTTTATTGTTGCCATTTTAGAAGTTGCCTGTCCTATAAATCCTGTTTTTGGAACGTATTTATGGTCTTTTATTTCAATAGAAACCAAACTACTATTTTCATCTATTGTTTTCAATTCTCCATCTTCCATATATGAAATATATGCTTTAGTTACACCATGTTTGAAAGCATCTTTTAATTCTTGTGTCCATTCTTCATTATTTTCTAATTTATACATATTTTTACTCCTTTATGTTTCAATAAAGTGTATTTCTTGTAAATCAATCATATTTTGTCCTTGCCATATAATAGGTTTATATTGCAAATCATTATGATAAAATACTCCTGATTCATATTGATCTATTCCTTCATTATAATATTGTAATGTTACATTCATTCCTTTATTTCCTGTATTCATTATAACATTATAATAATTCTCAAATTGTGCTTTTGTCATTATAGGAAATTGAACTTGTATTTTAGTTCTAGCATGTGGAAGAACTTTAATTTCCATTCTTCCACTTGCTACTACACCACTATCAGCTGTCTGTACTAAATGTGGCATTATCAATAATCCATCTCTTTTAGGTGAAGGGTCTGTAAAAGTACAATTTCCAATTTTTATATAATATCCATTAAAATTACTCATTTTCTTTCTCCTACATTACAACTCCATACATATTACTTTCGTTGCTTTTATATGAAGCATATCCACTATAAACTTTATCATTTCCAATATGTACATCAAAATAAGGATTAATTTCATTATTTCCTCTGTTTTCACTTAATGCTCTAGTCATTGCTTGATATGCTGCTGTTGCAATACCTTCTGTGATTTGATCTCTATTTGCTACTGCTGCTTTATTTCCTATATTTCCTACAAGTTCTGGTCCATCTTCATTTGCTATAAATAATTGTCCAACATCTGGAAAACCACCTTCTGCATAAGCCGAAAATCTTATTTTAGCCTCATCTGAATTTAAATCAACTCTTCCATGTAAACTAGGGAAATAACTATTTTTCATAGCATCACCAATTCCAGAAGCTAATCCATATCCAAAATCTCTACCGGCATTATAACCTCTATTCCATGAAACAGCATTTAATAAATTTCCTATTACCCAATCAAATCTACCATATTCTGCATTTGCTCCATCTGCAAGTCCTATAACAAGATTTCTACCTACTTCTTTCATATTAATAAACATTCCTGATTTTAATTGCCAAGATGTATTTCTTCCTGTTAAATAATCTAAATTTTCTAAAAAACGGAAATAATCTGTTACTAATTTAATTGCATTAAACAATTCATTATTTGCCATAAATAATTCTTGATTTAATTCTGCTGCATGTTCTCCATTTTTTCTTACATTATTAGCAAAATTTTGAATCGGATTTCCAAAAAACCATTCTACTACTGTTTTTACTGCATTTGCAAATCCTGCAACCACACTAGAACCAGAAAAATCTACTGCATATCCTGCAAATTCTTTCATAAATTTAACATATTGATCTAAATTTCTATTTAAAGAAGGTAAATGTGCGTTTAATTCATCTAAAGCTGGAGCTAAATTATATGTTAATTGAGTTGCTATTTTTGATAAATGTTTTATAAATTGTATTGTTGCTTCTGTAAGTTTTTTAAGCATTTCAGTACCTAAATCAATAGCTAAAGGTAGCAATCCAACTGTTGCTACTGATGCTACTCCTAATGCTGCTGAGGCTACTCCTATACCTACAAGTAATTGAGTTCCTTTTTCTATTCCTTTTTCAATAGTGTTATTATTTCTTAAAACAGGTTTCCATGCTGAATTTAATTGATTTAAAGCTAACCCTATTGCAAAAATTCCTGCTATAAACAATATTGCTGCAGCTTCTACTTCTACTAACATTGCAGTACCTAATGCAATAGCTAAAGGTAATAATCCAACTGTCGCTACTGTTGCTACTCCTAATGCTGCTGTTACAACTCCTATTGCTAATAATATTCCTGTTCCTATTCCTATTGCAGTTGCAATATTTTCTCCATTATTTAAAACAGGTTCCCATGATTCTCCTATTTGAGTTAATCCCCATCCAAGAGCCCATATTCCTGCTATAAATAAAGCTGTTGAACCTTCAATTAAAGCTAATACTGCGATACCTAACGCCATATCTTTTATTAATTCTGTTCCTGCTTTACCTAACAATGCTGTTACTAATCCTACTGCTGCAATTATTGCAACTCCTATACCCATAGAAATTGCTATTGTTTCACCATTTTCAATTACTGGTTCCCATGCTATTCCTACTTGTTCTAATCCTTTACCTAATGCCCATATTCCTGCTACAATTAATCCTACTGCTACTAAAACTTCTGCAATAATTACTATTCCTAATGCAAGATTTTTGGCTAAAGATTTTAATTTTGGAGATAATTGACTTACACTTCCGTCAACACTTGTTGTTGCTTCTGTAACACTTCCAATATGTTTACTAGCTCCAGTTATTCCTTTATGAGAATTACGAATTTTTATAAATTCTGCAATTCCAACTACTATTAAACCTAAAACGCCTAAAGCTCCTAAAAGTAATTTTCCTTTATCAACATCTTCCCAATTGCCTTGTCTTATTGCATCCCAGCATCTAACAATTTCTTGTATTGCATCAATTATCCATGATATTGCTAAACCAGCAACTCCTAATTTCCAATTTCCTGTAATAACTCCTATTCCTGCTGCTACTCTACCTATTCCTTCAATTATATTAGTAACATTATCAAAATTAGGTCCATTTTCTGCTATATCTTTTATTGCATCTACAATTTGAGCTACGCCTGTAATTACTAATAATGCTCCTGCAGTTTTATTTTTGCCTAAAACAGCTAAAAATAATGCAATAGCATCTGCTATTTTTGGTAAATTTTCAGTTATTTTATCTGCTAATTGATCAATATCAGTATCTAATCCTTTAAATATATCATAATCTTCTAATGGAATTCCTAAAGTTCCTCCACCACCAACGCTTGTTCCACTTCCACCAGAAGAGCCATTATTAAAATCAACATTATTTAATTCATCAAAAGGCATAAGCATTTTTTTCATTTCTTTTGCAGTATCTTTAGCTGCATCGCCTATATCTTCTATTCCTACAGAATAATCTTCTACATTATCTACATTAAACAAAAATTGATCTTCTTTATATCCAAAGAAACTAGCAATAGCTTTTGCTACATTAGTTAGTACTTTTCCAACAGCTTGTGCTACAGGTATAATTTGCATCATTATAGGAATAAATATACTTCCTATTGTTCTTCCTAAAGCTTCCATTGTAGCTCTAAATCTTGCAAGTGCTTGTTGTGGTGTCATATAAGCTTTAGCAGCCATTCCTTGTATTTCTGCTGTTTGTTTCATCATTTGATAATAAACAAGCTCTGTTTTTTGAGCTTTTGTCATAGTTGCTACTCTTTGTTCTATTCCTAATCTATAAGCTGTTTCTTGTAATGAATTTTGATCTATGGCTATACCTAAATCTGCAACTGGTTTTATTGCTCCTCTAAATCCAGCTCTTAATTTTTCAGCAAGTTCTTCAAAACTTCTTCCTTGTGCATCTACAATAGACATATCTTTTGCTAATTGAGTAATGTTTTTACTCATTATATATGCTGAATCACTAGCTATTCCATACCCTTTTGCTATTCTTGCTATTCCTGTCATAGAACCCATAGTTTCTTGTAAATCTACTCCCATAAGTTCTTCCATTTTTTCAGCAAATTCAGATGCTTCTTTTGTCATACTGCCCATTGCAGAATTAAAAGCATTTTTAGCAGTAAGAAATTTAGCTTGTTTTTCTGTAAATTCTCCTATTTGTTCTCCTATTTTTTTTAATGTTTGTATAAAAACTCCTGCACCTACTGCTTTAAAAGCTGTTTTTAAACCATTTATATTATTGGAAAGATTTTTTATTGATTTAGAGGCTTCATTAGCATTTGCTGCAATTTGCAAATTAATGCTGCCAATATTTGCTTCATTAGCCATTTTATTCTTTCCTTTCTTTAAAATGTTTTTGTGTAGCTTGAGCCCAATTTTTAAAGAAAATTTGAGCTCTTGCTATATCATTTTGTTCTTTCTTCTTTTTTAATTCTTCTTTCTTATCTTCATCATCTATTCCATAAGGTTTAGATGGATAAGGTAGAGGCTTTTTAGCTTTAGAAAAAGCTTGTAATATAGGAGATACATCGCATAATGCCTCATATATATACAAGCCTTGTTCCCATATTGTCCATCTATTTTTCTTATTTTCTCTTTTTTCTTTTATTTCAAATGCTTTTAAATATGCTTTTGCCATTTCAACATCAGCATACCAAAATTGCTCATAAGTCATACCCATTGAAATAAAATAAGGACACATTTCTTCAAA